TGCAAAAGCAACAAGTCTATGAGCAAATGAAGGGTGACTAATCCAATTTTCAGCCCATGCTGCTTTTTTAGCAACTGCTGGGTTAGTTTCCATTGAATTGAAAAGTTCTTCTCTTTCATTCAAATTCTTTATATATGTTTCAATCAATAAAGAATATCCGTTAGCATGCACTTGTTCAATAAATGCTTGGTGACCGTAAAAATATTGAGCTTCTAAAATCTCAACTTCATTTAAGAAATTGGTAGCTAAATTATCAATTACCAATCCATCTGAAATTGCAAAGAAAGCTAATATATTTTTTAAATATATTTTTTCTTCTTCTTTCAATTCATCAAATCTATCTTTTGATAAATCTGGTTCTTCAGCCACCCATGTTTGTGCCTCAGCTTTTTTGTACATCTCCCATAAATCATTATGAATTACTGGAAAGATGGAATACCTTTTTTTTAATGTTTTGTCTTTTAAATACACTCTCTCTTTGTTTTATTTATTTATTATTCTGTTTTGGGAACTGTCAATGCACTTAAAACAGAATTTCTTTGTTTAGCTGCCTCTAACACTGAATTTACCCTTTGTTGACCATTGTTATCCTTAACTTGTTTATGCTCACTATGCGTTCTTGCACCAGTACTTTGTCCCATGTCAATTTGAATTGTAGCGTTATCAAATTTAATATCTTCGAAGATTAAACCAGATTTACCAAAACGAGATTTAAGTATTGCCATAGTTGCTGTTCCAGCTTCTTTTTGGTCTAGAGTTTTTGCTATTGATACAACAAAGTGTGCAATTTGTGCTTTCTTGATTGAACCACCCATTTGGTCAGCTTCTACAACATCAGCTTTAATTGAACTTCTGTTTCCTTGAATTGCAGTCCATCCAGCTATATCTAATTCAGATAACATAGTTTCGAATTGTCTCATTACACTACCCTCACCTACGTTAACATCATCAAAATTTCTTGATGGTTCAACACAATCAATGTAATCTAGTATCAGTACGTCTGGTCTCCAACCTTGAGCAATCAACTTTCTAATATATTGTCTAATCACTGGAATCGTGGTACCATCACTTGAAAACTTTTTAAGTCTCAAACTTCCTTTACCATTTATCATTTCTTTTGACATTTCAACTAATTCATCTTTATGTAAAGATAAACTATTCAAATCGTAACCAGACCAACATGATAAGTGTTTTCTTTGAATAACCTTTGGGTTATCCTCGAAAAATATTTGTAAAACTCTATAACCATCACTCATTGCAGTGTTAGCTATCTTTGTCATCATAGTTGTCTTACCAACTCCAAACGGAGCCAATATTGTAGCCAACTCTGTTTTGGATAATCCACCATCCATTACATCATCTAACCCTTTTATACCCGTTCTAATCGGTTTTCTGAAGTCTTCATCTAATACTGAATTGATATTATCAAAAACATCCATTCCATCATCTTTGTTATCACCATGGTCTAATGCTTTTCTTAATATAGATTCACATTGGTCATAATCATCGATGTTTCCTTTATTGATAATCTTTGTAATTTCGTTTACTGATTTTCTTAATTCTTGTTGCTTACAAAACTTCATTGCTATGTCTTGAACTTTAATTGTATCATTCAAGTCAGCTTCTTGAATTTTACGAAGTTGTCCGATGACATACTTGCGTTGCATGTCATCAGATACATCTTCTAGTAATCTAAATTCAAGACTTCCAACATCTGGTATGATGTCATCTTTAACTTTAGCATCTTTAATTGTAGCGGCAACAACCCTTAAATAAGGGTCTTCAAAATAATTAGGGTCTACGATATCGATAATTGAATTAGCGAATTTTCTATCTGTTAGAATTTGAGCGATTAATCTTAATTGATAATCGTACCCAAGATAACCTAAACTATTTTTGTCTATTTTTGCCATGTTAATTTTAAATTTTTAGAAACGTTGTTATAATAAATATAAGAATGATTGGTATTAAGCACCAACAATCGTATAATTTTTTTGACTCAATGAATGTCTAATTTCAGACATGATTGACGGTATAATTTCCCTAACATCTACTGCGTAGCGTACTTTTGGTGGGAAAAAGTTGCCACAAAATTGGCTTTTTGCAACACTAACTTTATCAATTTTAATTTCAAATTGAAAGTTATCGATTTTATCAAAAATTGATTTTCCAGCTTCTTCATCATCTTTTTGAACGAAGTATGGATTGTAGTTATCCCACAAATATTCTTTTGATTTGTTTTGTAAGTATCTAGGAATGATACCTAAAGACCCATACTGACCAATATTCATACCAGCGATGTTATCCATCAATTCTTTAAGTTCGTATGATTTTACTGAATCTTCATTGTAATCACGAATATTAAAATATCTCTGACAAATAATGTGGTCATTGATGTAAAGAACGAATTCAAATCTTTGTTCTTCAATTTTTTTCGCTATGTAAGCGGTTTTTTCTGTTTCTGCACTCATTTTTTCTGTTTTTAAATGTTAAAAAATTAATTTTTCTCTTTCTATAAGTTTTTTAAAAGGGATAAGATATTCTGGATATCTATAATCACCTATTGATTTATCTAACCCATCTCTTTCCATATACATAAGAACATTTTTGAGGTCTCTACCCGATGAGTCTAGGGTTCCATCAATCAATTGTTCTAACTCTCTAATTCCGTCTTCTGTTAACATTGGTCTTTTAAGGTTTACTAACAATTCGTTTATTTCGTAAATTTTAGTTCCTTGGACACCATCTGTTATTGAGTTGATAATGTTGTCTAACACTTTTAGAGGTTTTTGTTTTCCGTTTAATCTGGTTTCTTGTTGCTTCTTAGCATCGTCTATTATTTCGTTTAAAGTTAATGTTCTTTCACTTAACATAGGGAAGAGATTTATAAGTGTTTTCTCTTTTAACCCTTTGATTCCTTTTATTGAATCACTATCATCACCAATGATTGTTTTGACTAACGCAGCATTTTTGTAACTGTAGCGAAAATACGAAGAAAAGTTTGATTTGTCCACATAATTCTTAATTGATTTATCACAAAAATAAATTCTTACGTCATCATTGATTAATTGAGCCATATCTCTATCGTTTGTACAGATAGTTATTTTCTCATTTTGTTTTTTTGTTAGACAATAATAAGCTATGAAATCATCACCTTCGATAACTTCATGTCTTAATTGTCTAATATACATTTCATTTAAGTATTCCCAAACTAGTTCACGCTGACTTAATTCTGATTCGTCAATGGGTTGGGTTCCATTTATGTAGTCCTTACCTCTACCGCTTTTGTAAGGTTCATAGATATTGAATCTAAGGAGTCCACTATAATTACCATCCCAAAAAACATATACCTTATGGTATAGTTCTTCAGTTAGCAACATTCTTAGTGTTGTAAGGAATTGGTATATGCCACCGATATGGTGACCATTTTGATTGTATTGATTTTTGGCTCCGAAAAAGCCCGTTTTAAATAGGGCATTTCCGTCAACCAATAATGTATTTTGTATTTTTTCTATTGTTTCACTGCTTCTTGGTGGTCTTTTGTTCATATTAGAACATTTAAAGGGTTATTACTCTTTTTCGTAAGCATCAGATTTAAAATCTTCCTCAATGACTTCAAAGTCAGAAAAACTAGTTCCTAATTTATCATTAATGAAATCTTTCTTTTCTTTAACATATACATTTTTTTCATCTGGATTAACAAAACCATGTGGAGTTGAGCAAATAGAACCCATTCTTTCAATACCATTTACGTGGTTTTTCACACATTCAATATCAGTTCTTACACCGAAATTAAAACTTTTACCTCCATTTACAGCATCTAATTTTTTAGCTGATGATGTTGACTTACCACCCATATGAAAAATCATTCTAACACCGTATTTAAACCCTTCACCACCATTATGCATGATTGTTGGTTGTCCTACAGCATTTGGTCTTAACCAAATTTTTTGAACAGTAACAAATGTATTAATGTATGGTGCGTTTTCTCTTCTAGATGCTGGTATTCTGTAATTCAATATTGATTCAAATTCTCTTTTTAAAGCACCAGCAGTCCATTGGTTATTGTTTGTATTTGAAACAGCACCTTGGAAACAACCGATAGAACCAATAGAATCCCAAAGGAATGTAATGTTATGTGGAAACTCACCTTTTTCTTGTTTGTCTAAGATTTCATTCATTAAACGTGCGATATCTTCAACAACTGGAATAAATCTTAATGGTGTTGTTTTCATTTTGGCATCTTTATAGTCAAAATTTTGATACATAGCTAATAAATCACTACCACCAAAATACATAAAGTCATTACCATCATAATCTATGATTTCACCAGTTTCTTCATCAACAATTTCTTCAAATTTGAAACCAACTAACTTTGCATGTTCCCAGTTGAAACTACCTTCAGTATCTATAATGATACAGTAATCACCTAATTTTTGAGCACCAGCTAAAGATTCATAAATACCAGTAGATTTACCTACATCTGAAAATCCTCTAAATTGAGTAGTATATCCACGAGGTACACCTGGCAACCCTACGGCATCATGGAATGCTTTTTTAAATGGAATCCATGTTAATTCTTTTTCTTTAACAGTTTGTGCACCTAAACCTAAACTTGTCTTAAAACTTTTGTTATCAAATGGTTTTTTTTCAATCGATTTTTTTTGTGGTTTTGTAGCCATCTTATTTTATTTTTTTTTCTTGTTATTTTAGAACAAAAAAGGAGCAATTTCTCACTCCTTTTTGTTTAGTT